CTTTCGGCTTTTTCTGTTTTTTTCGTTTTGGTGCCTTTCGGCTTTTTAAAACCCTAAAAACTAAGCAGCCTAAACTAGCGCTTAACGGCGCGGGTTGGCCTCCAAGTACATGTCGAGACCCTTTCTAAGGCCGTTCCGCCCGCGAACGGGGGCGGTGCGACGGGGGGCGGGTCTAGGGGCGGGTTTCCGGGGACGCCTTGTCGCGACCCGGGCTTTCCGCGCCCGCTGGGGAGCACTCCTGCTCACAATTCCTGCTCCCTGGCCCGAGGTTGCTACGGGCCGGTTGGCCGCAGTGGGCCGGTTAGAGATTGCCACCGACGCTGCCTGCATGAGTCCGTTTGCCATGGGTATGCCGACGGACAGCAGGGGGTGCATCGAACCGATAAACTTGATGATCTTGGAAATCATCTCGGTGTGGTCAAAATTAGAAAAGAAAAACCCTGCTTTCAGGAGAGCGACTTGCGCCATGTGGAGGGTTTCCAAAGGCATGGAAGACACGCCGATCTGAAAAAGGGTAGACGATGTGCGGAACTCCGTATGGTAATCCAGGTTAATGGCGAGGTTCGTCCCACCGTCCGGGTCGGTAAAATACGCCTGGGCGGTGAAAGCGGGGTTATCTAGCCTATACAAAGGTAACCATTGGGCGTTGATGCCCAGGGAGTTGATGTTCAAAGCATACGTGTAGAAATTGGCAAGGTCAGTCGATGGCGGGTTGTACGCATAACAGCCGTGCTCAAGATCCATGAAAGCCTTTTCTGCAGGATGCAAACCCTGCAAAGTGGAGTAGGTCACATTGAAAGGATCATAGAGCACGGGGTTTGTGCGCCCCCACAGAACCGTACCTTCTTTGTTCAAAACTTTGGTGGTGTTGGTGAACAAAGCGGCGACTGCGTTGAGCCGTGTGGACAGCCATGGCAGCACCGAGTTGGAAAATTCAGGAGATACGGTTAAAGGGAGGAAATACCAGGCCGTATCGTTGGCGGAACTGACAGACCACACCCCAGTGGTAGCGTTCGTGGTGAACGCTGGCGACAAGTCCGACAACACACAGCCCAGGGAGACTGTGGGTGATGTCTGGAGGATGGCGCCGGATAGGTCAGTATAAGCCACGCCTTTCACCCGATACCAGCTGTTCCGCGCAACTAAGATCTGGCCACCTGCCGCCTGGTTAATCGCCCCGGACGAGATGACGCCTGAAAGCGCAATTGGGAGAGTCTGTCCAGGGGAAACCCAAGTCTCCAGCTGTATGACTGCGTCATACTTGAAATTCTGTGCATTCGTGGAGAAAATTAGCTTGGAGCCTTTGGGGGCATAAACCCAGGGGATCTCAGTAGTCCCTGCGTCCACGCCGATAACAGGGAAGGTGGTGGGCCAGTCGCCGCCGGGAACATTCCGCGTGGGGTTGCTGACGCCGTAGTTAGTGGACTGGTGCCAGGCACCGATTTGGTCAGTTACCTCTGAGTAAATAGCCGGCAGGGCCGAGCCTGGGTTACCAGGTCCAAAAGCGGTTAGCACGTATGACACACCCCAGGTCAGAGCTTGGTCAGCACCGCCCACTGCTTGATAATCCCCCCAAAGAGGCAGTGCTGCCTGGCGAGAAAGCATATAGTGGGTGTTCGAAGTGTTGATCTTCGCACCGAGAGACGCGTTAAAGCCCATAAGCGCCGTCCTTTCAAGGGCAGGATAGGACGGGAAACGGACCGGTGACGTCTTCCCCGGCAGGGCAATGCTTTTAGCGATGCTTTGCGCCATGGAGTCGTTGTGGTGGCGAGTTAGAGTGTGTTGGCAATTTCTTGAAGAGTCAAATTTCTTGGGGTCAACAAGCCAGGACCCCCCGTCGCTCAGGGGGGTCACTCATGTCTGCTTCGATCATGAGATCGACCGCCGGGTGCTTCACGCTACCCGCCGCACCGACAGCGGCGAGAATTGCTGGCATTTCTTCAAGCGTTCCCGGTAGCAGGTCATATTTGGCGAGGTTCCCCTCCAACCAATGAACCCCTTCCCAACGGGGTATCTCGGAGGTCCGCATGACGTACGGGAGCCCCTCGCCGTTGAAATCCCCCATCTCGAGTGGGGGGGCGTGCATGTGATGTTTTAGAAACTCACGCATGGGCTGGAACCCATGATACATTGGGTAAAAAGCGTGAGCGATTGTGCTGGCGAACCGAGTGGGGTCGCGGCGCTGCAGCGGGGTTACGGTCCAAAATAGTTTAGCCAAAGTGCGGCCCATTTTTGGGACGATGGCCAAACTCCCGTTGCAAGTCCAGTAGAACGTCATCGAACAAAACGATACGTACAGAACGTCGGAGAAGATCCCGCGGACGGGGTCGATGCCCAACGCACGCTCAGCCTTATTAATGGCTGCAGCGTAATCTTTCGGTTCTACTGGTGAATCAAAGAACAACCACAGCAGCAGATCATCCCCCATGACAAGTCCCCGCACCTCGGTCGGGCGGATCGCCAATGGGAGGGAAGTTATAGCCCGAACAGTCACCTCGATGTTCAGGGCTGCATTACCGCTGCTGGTGTCCCAATGACCGCTTTTTACGGTTCCTTCGACTTCGTAGGTTATGAGCGCGTCACCCTGCCGGTACCGACCTCGCACGGATATACCGCGCCTCGCCAGCTCTCCAAGCAATGGGTTGACCTCCCCATACCAATCGGCCAAAGCGTGCCTGTGGCACGATTGCACGTTAGCGTCCCAGTTCTTCCCGTCTCGTTCGTCGAGAAATGAATACGGGAAAGACGACCTGCGGATCTCCGCAGCAGTTGCAAATGCTGCTATCTGTTTCGGGGTCATATCCGCTGTGTACACCACATTAAAAAGAACGCCTCTGAAAGCGACCGAATTCACGGTGGCTCTCGCGAGGGACTCCCCGAAGGAGTATTGTTCTGCGGCGTTTTGGTACGCTGTTCTCAAATTTGTGCAAAACTGGATCCCCCTCGCCTTTTTCGGCAGGGGTCCTCCTTCCAGTCGCACAATGCACACCTCTTTCTTCAACATCATGTTGACCCGATCTGGCTCTTCGTCATCCAGCGCGATACTGTCTGCAATCGCCTGGAGTTTCCCCACTCCTCGTCCGACCTGCCATGCGCCATTGTCAAAAGCACAAAGACTCTGGTGCTGCTGCCGGACTGGTTCGGTTAGTAGGGTTAGAAATTCGACCGAGAAAGTATCTATTGGATTGGTCGGGGCTGCGAGGTGACGCTTGACGAGAGCGTCAACAGCCATTGTTGGGCAGTTCGCGATGACTCCAGCTGCTGCGAAAACCACGCCCAAAAGGCTTGCGCCTTCTCCGACTTGGAAAGCCCCACGAGGGCCGTTGTCTGATACGGCCAGTAGTCCATCACGGAGCGGAGCTGCACGGCTGTCCCAGCCGCAGTCACAAAAATCCCCTTTAAGTCCCGGACAGTTCCGAAGCCGATCCCAGCCAACTCGGATACGGCTCCGGTCGCCAATGCTAACCCAATTGCCTTCGGCAAGGTCAGACTCTGAGGCGTGATGTTCGGTGAGCAGTGCTCGTAACGCGTTCCCCCCCAAACAGATAACTCCGGATTTTGATCCGGGGGGCGCGTGTTGTACTCGGAACACTGGCCGTTTCCCGACGCGGTGTCGAGATACAGCTTGACGGCTGCCATGGTGTCGCGTACTTCAACGGGCGACAATCCTGCTCGAAAACCCATGGCAACGGCCGCTTTCGCAGCCTTTTCGGGGTTGTTTGACAACGAGACGCTGGCAGCGATCTCGCTTGCCTTCTTGACGACGACTGCTGGCGTTTTGAGAGTCCTGCTCTCCAGGTTGGACACCGGTACGCGGCGCATTTGGTAGACCTGACACAAGGTCTCCCCGAGCCGCGAATAAGACCAGCCTGGCACGACCTTGACGGTGTACTTAGCCGATCCAGGTGCTTCCGTGGAGTCGCGGGCTTGCGCGACGCCGGACGCGAACCACATCGGGGCTGCACAGAGCCCTGCCTTTGCTGTTTCCCACATTGCTGACCCGAAGTCTAGGCGCGCCAGCGCCCGGCCGATGCGCGGCAATTGGGCAACTGCCCCAACCGCGCCTGCAAGCATTAACGCCTGCCCGGCCGCCGATCCCACTAACTGTTCGGCGTTCTTCGAGTACTGCACAATGTGAAAACCCCCGCGCTTGATGTCCTCACCCAAGTCGCGGTGAGCGTACGTGGTTCCGTGGGCCGTCACGGGGACGAAAGCGACATGCTTCTTGTTCAGAAGCGCTCTCTCTGCTGCCATGGTGGCACCGCCCCAGAACCCTGCGTGCTTGATCAAATCGGCTGTGGTCTTCAGGTAGTCCCAGCGAAACTCAGGCCTGTCGCACGGGACATGCTGCCGGTCATACTCAGGATAATGAGCGCCAATCCGGACGTCATCAGTGTACCGAAACAGCGCTTCCCAGTCGTCATCCCGGAAGTAGTACGCTGAATGCAGCGCGAACACGAAGTTCGTGTCATACTTCCCGAGACAGTCGCACTCCCGCGCTAAGTGGCTGCAGGCGTTGACTTTGCCTGCCATCACCACTCCTGTTCGGTCCACCCAGTTCACGTAATCCGCCACGTCGCGTGCGTGCGTCGTGCGGCCCAGCAGCAAGTGGTCACGCGCCAAGTCGTCTCGACCTGCCACTGGGAACGTGCAATGATGATACACGTCTCTTGCTTCCACGTAATTCCGGCAGAGCTTCACAGCATTCTTGATCCCGGTGGACCCAGCCCCGACTTCGAACACGACCGCCTTGCAACCGGGGCGTTTCTCAACGGCTGCTTGCATCTTGAGGATGCCTTCACGCCGGAGTTGGTACGCCATCGCCGATCGCGACGCTGCGAGCACTGGGTGCCCGTGTGGTGTGCTCATAACCACGTCTCCTGCTGACTCCATGCGCACTCCGCGCACGGCTGCATCGACGTGGCCGTCAGAACTGTTCAACCTCTTGTCATAACAGTCGTCGTCGTCCCAATCTGAGGGGTCAACCTCGAAGAACTCCGTCACTGGCTCTTCCTCGGGGATAGTCGGCGGGGGCGAAACTTTCCGTTCCTCAGCTGCGGCGATGGCCGCTGCTTTCTTCTCCGCCTTCTTCTTCTTGTCCTTTTCCTTCCGCTCCTGTGCTCGCTTCAAGCGGGCTTTCTCGGCCTCAACAAGCGCTTTATAGCACTTGACGGCCTGCGCTTTGTCCACTGTCTGGCGGTGGCCAGACCTGTGTTTGGCGCAGGCCTGATCCCACAGTTTGTCTGCGACATCTGCGAGAAGGCCGTCTTTGAACTTTTCAGCCTGGATCTGACGATGGGCTGCCGCTGCCACGGAGGTCCCGTGGTCCATGTGGGATTCGCGGCCTGCCCCATAAATCAAATCACTTGTCGCTGCATCTCCCTTCCATTTGGCATCACGTTTTTGGTAGCCAGACATTTCAAGGGGGATTGTTCA